CCGGCTTCAGCTCGTCGCCGTGGGCCATGATCCCCTTCAGACTGGTGGTCGCCTTGCCCTCGGCCATCGTCAGGATCTTCCGGGTTTTGGCCGCAGCGGGGCTGCCACCGCCGGCCGCCGACTTCTGCTTGCCGCCGGACTGCTCCGGCTGCTCGTTGGTCTGTTCCTCAGCCATCTTCATGCCCTCCTATCAGGCCGCGGTAGTGGTCAGGCACCCGAAGGTGTCGATGCCAGTCGGGATGGTCAGCGGCCGGGTGCCGGCGGAGACCATCATCGAGCGGTTGTCCGAGGTGATCCAGGCGTTGGTGGTCAGGTCGAGACCGTTCTGCGGGCTCGCGATCCGACCGGGCATCGCGTCGAGGAAGCCCTGCACGCGGGGATCGGGGCTCACGAGACCGGGGATCGCGCCGTAGGTGAGATCCAGGCGGCTCTGCGTGCCCATGACAACGACCTTATCGGGGTCCATGTACGGCGTCGGGTTGCCGGTCTGCGGGTCCACGTAAGTGCCGTCGTAGGTCCACATCTCGAACCGGTAGTTGCCGATGGCGATGGTGCCCTGACGGGTCGCGTAGTTGTCCATAAACTCCGGCGCGATGCCGCCCAGCTCGTACCGGCGGGCATCGAGACGGTTCTGGACGCCGCTGTCGTCGAGGAACTTCTCGAAGGCAGTATCACCGAAGGCCAAGATGTTGGGGCTCATGTGCCCGTCCCGCCGGATCACCTTGCTCAGGGACTGCAGATCACCGAGCGGGTCGGCGCCGGTCTCGCCCCAGGTGGTGCCGGCGTTGGGGAAGTGGCTCGCCTTGGGCTGGAAATCCAGGGTGAACAGCTCCGTACCGTTGGCGTCCACCAGGGTGAGCTTGCCGGTCTGGAGGACCTGCGAGGCCATGTGCTCGACGGCCCGGCGCACCTTCAGCTCACACTTGCGGAAGATGGAAAACGCCCGCCGCATGGCGTTGGCGGTGTAGTTCGGATCCTGGAAGGGATCCTGACCGGGCTCGCGCTTGATGAGATCGAACCCGTTCAGAGTGCCCGCCTCGTCGAAGATGGGCGGGGTGAACTCCTTGTTGGTCAGCAGGGTGCTCTCGTTGTACCGCGGCCCCTGCGACAGGTCGGTCAGCACGACGGCCAGCTCCTCGCCCTCGCGCTCGATGTCGATCTCGACCTTCTCGGTGCGGTGGTAGTTCTCGGGGGGCGTGCGGAAGAAGCCCGACAGGAACATCGGCGCCATGGCCCGTTCCAGGTAGGCCTGGATCATCCGCTTGGTGGCTGCATCACTCATGTCGTGGGCTCCTTACTGGTTGTCCTGCTTGGCAAGCTGGCTCACCGCGACCGGCACAATTGAGGTCTGGCGCAGGGCGTCCAGCTCGACGACGGTCACGGTGGCGCCATCGGCTACGAGGCGGTCGGCGTTGACCCGGCCGCTGATGATGGGGCGGACGTAGTTGTCGCCGCTGGCGCCGTCCAGCTCGTGCGGCATCACGGCCACGGGGACCTCACTGCCATCGCTGGCACCGCTGATGTACGGGGCGAGCTTGCCGGAGGCGGTGACGCGGCCGAGAATGGTGCCCTCTTCCACGGTGCCGGCAGAGCCCAGGGTCAGCGTTTCGTCGGCAAACTCGTTGCCGCCGATGCCGACGCTGCCGTAGTCCACGTTGGTCGTTACCATGTTCATCAGACGATCTCCTGCGAGGTCAGCGCCTCAGCCACCTGATCCTGGAAGTCCTTGCCTTCGCCCTTGTCAGCGCCCGGCTGAGCGCCAGCCTCGGCGGCGGGCTCGGCCTCGGCGGACTCGGCGGACCGGTCATCCATGGCCTGCTTCCGCATCCCGGCAGCGAGGTACTTGGCCTGGAGGGTGGCGGTCATCTCCGAGCCTTCCTTGATCGCCTCGGCAGCGGTCTGCATGTCGCCGGACGATTCGCCCATGGTGAGGTGTGCGGTCACCCGGTCACGCTCCTGGCTGGCCCCCAGTTCGAGGGCCGCCCGGTAGGTCTCCGGGTGGTCCGCCTTCAGCTTTTCGAGATCCATACTGGTGGTCCTCTGGTTTGCGGCGGTTGGTTCGCTGGGGGCTCCAGCAGCGGCGGGGGAGCTGTCCGTCTCGATGCGGTCCAGCATTCCCCGGTTTAGGGCGTCCCGGGCGGTGAAGACCCGTCCGGCGCCGAATTGCTCGGTGAGATTCGCCTGCGCGACATTCCGGTTCTTCGCCACCTCTTCCACGAAGATCGCGTGGAGGCTGTCGAGGTGGTCCTGCACTACGGCCTGCCCTTCCTCGGTCTGGAGGTCGGGGCGCTTGTCGGGCGATTCGCGATTGGTGATCGACACGCGGCCCTCGGTGATCATCGCTTCCACCGCCACCCCGAAGGAGCCGACAGTAGAGGTAGGGTTCGTCGCTACCATCTCGTCGGTGGCGCTGGCGAGGATGAAGCCGGCGGACGAGGCCTTGTCGATCCGGGCCACGGTGCGGGTAGAGGTCGCGGAGACGGCGGCCAGCGCATCGTAGAGCCCATCGACGGCGCCGCCAGGGGTGTCCAGGGCCAGCTCGATTTCCTCGACACTCGGATCCGCGTCGGCCTGCGCCAGCGCCCGCTCGATTTCGCTATAGGTGGTGTTGCCGCCGCCGAAAATCATCGCCAGGATGTTGCGGTGGCGCGTCATCGTGCCCCGGATAGAGATCCGGGCGCGGTTGCCCGCGCGGGTGAGGATGCGGGGCTCGTCGCTGTCCTCGCTATCAGGCACGCGCGACACGGCCTGCGCCTCATGGCCTGCGAGGCGGGCTTCTTCGATGGCGCGGAGGGTCTCAGCTTGAATCAACCACACGATGAGCGGCTCCGTCTGGCCCGCGCACACAAAAAAGGCCCACCACCCCGGAGGGATGATGGGCCGTGCAGCGCATTGGGGCCGTGGTCAGGTTGTTACGGCGACCCTAGCGCGTTTGGGTGGAGGCGTCAACTGCTGCCGCTTGGCTTGCTGCGGGAATGCTCCAGCGCCCACGACAGCAGTCGGCTGGCGTACTGCGTGTCGGACATCTTCACCATGGCGGCATCCTCGGCGGCGGCCTTGGCCTCATTGAACGCCGCTACCTTGTCGGCAGGGATGGTCACGCGGATAGTTTTGCGGGGGTCAGTCATAGTGCTCAACCTCCAGAGATTGCCCGCAAGCCTGAAGAACAGCCATGGCAAACGCAACCGCAGACTCCTTGCCCGCCTTGGAGGCGAAGGCATTTGCCTCAGACTCAAGAAGGCCCGCATCGAGAGTTATCTTGATGTGCTTGGGGGCCTTCTTCCCAGTCGCCCGCTTGTAGGCGGCGTTTACCGACTGCTCCCCCGAGTCCATCGCCTCCTTCGTCTCCTCGTCTCCCGACTCGGTGACGGTCTTGGCTTGGCGGTAGGTTTCGCCAGACCAGCCCACGGCCTCGGCTGCGATGTCTCGGGACCTGCCTTGAGGAGGGGCAGATTCTTGCACCTCCTCTTTCCGCTGGTACTGATTGCTTCCATGCCGCCCCGCCATCGCTTCCTCGATGGACTGAGCAATGGCGACCTTCTCAGACGGGGTGAAATCCTTTCGCACGTCGTTCTCGTCGCGCTCCATCTTGAGGGCCGCCGCAGGGTCGTCTGCATCTACGTCGATAACTCTTACCGGAACGTCTTCCCACCCCAGGTTCTTGCAGGCCTGTAATCGGCGCGCCCCAAAAAGGAGCATGCCGTCAGGATCCACGCCAATGGGCTGCAACAGCCCTCGGTATTCGATGGAGCGCTCAAGGGAGTCGAGCCACCCCACTTCCTTTCGATGGCGACTGCCAACCGTTATATCTTGGGGCCTCATTACTTCTTGCCCCCGCCAACCGGAACAGGGAAGGACTCGGGAGTATCTCCTTCCTGCCGGAAGCGAATGGACTTCAGTTCACCGCCGCGCTTGTGATAGTTCCAAGCCTTTACGGTCATAGCCATTGCCGCGACCCTCCAGCGCCTCTCGTTTCTCGTTGTACCCGATCCGCTGAGCAGCCGATCACGGAAAACGAGAGCCGGATCTTTTTCCTGATCCACGACCCCGGTCCTAACCTTGGTGAGAAACGCTTGGGTATTGACTGGGTCAATGCGGTTAAGGATTACCAGCATCCCAAGAATGCCCGCCCCAACCCGGCTTTTGGAAAGCAAGGCAGACCCGAACATTTCGTGCACGGCAGAGACCTCTCCTTCTACTTCTGCTGCCTTATCCGACAGAACGTGCGGGCTAAAAAACGGAGTGCACATAATCCACTTATGGAACTCAGCAACGGTTTTTGATTTCTCCCACGCCAGGATAACGCGGGCCGCCGCAGTAACGCGGCGAGAATTCTCCACCCCCTTCATTTCAGCAATTTGGTCAGCGCCTCGCGTTTTCTGGGTGCTGTCGTAAGTCTCAAACGCAGAGGGGTCAGAAATGCCGGTAACTATGGAAACCTGAACCGGAATGCCGGAATCAGCGATTGCATTTAGCCTGTGCTGACCATCTAACAACCGGCCTCCCTCATCAAAGCAAATTGTCTCCCCGTTCAAGACCCATTCGCCATTCTTAATAGAATTCGCGATTTTGTCAGAATGCGCCTTGGAAAACCGGCGGTTTTTCCCATTGTTGGCAAGCCACTCGCTAGCCATTTCGGGGGTGACACGCATTACCTGGAAGTGCATACTAACCTCGTCTCTGGTTTGGGTTGTGTCGCGTCAACGACAACCCCACCATAGACGAAAAAGGCCCCAACTGTCAACAGTCGGGGCCTTTGTTGTTTCTTGTTGCACCTCGTCTCAGCGCGGCGCACGTCAATTCATCTTCACCACCGGCGACGGCACAACCTGCACCGGGGCGCCATCCCGCACCCGAACCAGCAGCTCACCGCTGCGACCGTCAGGGCGGAACGAGCGCAGCCACTGGATGATCTCTCGTTCGCGGTCAGTCAGGTCCATGTCTCCTCCTGTTTCTGGTGGCACCGCACCGGCACCGGGTCAAGCGCCGCCGGATCAGGCGTCCTCTTCCCATGCGAGCATCTGGATCCCGGCGGAAAAGTCATCCGCCCCGTCTTGCTTCTGCACCCGCAGAATCACCGGATCCTCCTGGAACGTCTTGAGCGTTGCTTCCTTGGAAGCCGCGCCGCCCACGCGCGAGTTGCCCATGCCCTGACCCGTATCCACGCGGGGGAGCTCCATCACTGTCGCCGCCTCGCCCGGATCGTTGAGCGTCACGCCGCACACGATGTCCGACTGCACGATGGACTGAGAGCCGCCCGCCAGCGCCGACTTGAACGCAACCTCACCGCCAGTGAAGCCGGATGGCGCCTCGATCAGGTCTACGTCGTAGATCCCTTCGGACAGGAACAGCTCGCGGCTGAACACGATCAGCTTGCGGTCGGAGGGAATTTGCAGCGCGAAATACAGGGGATCCTCGCTATCAGCCGACGCGATCAGCAGCCTCTTGCCGAACTCCGTCGCTCCGTTGTTGATCGTCTGGTAGATCACGTCGTAGCGGTATCGCCACTGCTTGCCCCAGCTACTAAGAAGCCGCTGCACTGCGCTCATGATCCACGCCCTCCCGCGATCGGATACAGGTTCCCGCCGTCCGCCGGCTGGCCGACGCCGTCCTCGGTGCGGAGATCGTCCGGGTCGTCGTCGTCATCGTCGCCGCCGTCCGGCCCCATGTCGCCCTCCGCCTTCGCTTCCCGCAGCGGCTCCTGCGCCTCCATGAGCTGCTGATTCTCGCGCTTCAACCGCTTCACGATCCGGTTGAAGCTCATGCCGGTGATCTCTGCGGCGGCTCGGGAGTGCGTGGTCAGGCCGCGGTCGAGGAGCATCGACTGGCCGCGCGCCTGCTTCACCAGATCCGTGCTCGGCTTGATGGCGCCGGACCAGTCGGACTGCACCCAGGCGGCGTATTCCTCGTGGCGAAGCGGATCGCGCCAGGCGCCCAGGAACCCCGGGGCCTCGATGCGCTGTAGTAGGACCTGCGACAGCAGCCAGTCGGAGTACACGGGCTGGCACAGGCCCTTGCCCCACCGCTGGCGCTCCCGGTTCAGGAACATCTTGAACTCGTTGATCGCCGCTTGCGACGCGGAGTAGTTGTTCTGGAACGCCAGCGTCATGATCTCGGCCGGGATCTCGTTCGCCCAGGCCATCGCGTGCACGATCGCGCTCTCGAAGGCGGGGAAGTTCACGTCGGTGCCCTGACTCCCGAACGCCTCCGGGGTTTCACCTTCCTGCAGCTCCTGCAGCGTCAGCCCCGGGATCTGGCCCTCAATGTCGAAGTGGCGCTCACCGGTACCGCTACTCTCGACCACCTGATCCCGGCGCGTGGCGCCGCCCGTCAAGGGCATCGTGCCCTGCTTATCCGAGTCCTTCTTGATGAACATCGCCAGGATCGAGTTGATTACGGCCTTGCGCTGCGCGCTGTCCCGGTAGCGGTCAAGCTCCCGCAGGGACTGCATGATGATCGACAGCAGCGGATCGCCCCGAACGGCCCCGCAGCGGTTGTCGGTGCCGTAGACTAGCCACGCCATGCGCCGGCCGGTGCGGGGGCCATAGGCCGGGATCCGGTCGTGGCCGCCCTCGTCGTTCGTGATGTGGAAGGCGGCGTGGCGCCCCCGGCGGTCGAACTCGACGCCGTAGTGGATCTTCCCCCGGCGCCGGTCATAGTCCATCGGGCTGCGTACCCGGTCACCGCTCACGATCTGGATCTGCGGCAACCTCGCTTGCGGGTGCTCGCGCATGACGATCAGCGCGTCCCCAGCGATCAGGGCCTCCCGGTACACGTCCGCCTGCAGTTCGGCGAACGTGCTCTGGCCGTAGTAGTCGCACAGCCATGGGGACTGCGCCCACAGGCGGAACCGGTTCTCGGTGTCCTCGCTCCACTCGTCGAGCGCGCCATCCTCGAAGCCCAGCAGCGACTCCTCCGGGAACGCCTCTAGGGTGAGCCCGGTGTTGATCACGTTCGTCACCAGCCGCCGGATCATGCCCTTGGCGTAGAGGTTGCTATCGAAGAGCTGCGCGCTGCGCTGGCGCAGGGTCCAGTAGTCCTTAAAATACAGCTCGGTGGGACCGAACCCGCCGGGGAACTTGTCGCCATCCTGAAACGAGTAGCGAGCGGGGGCGCTGCCTAGGCCTGAGACGCTGGCGGAGGCGGCCGGCAGGTTGTCGATGCTGACGATCTGAAGGCCGTCTCCGCTGTCGCCGGAGCCCTGGCGCTCCAGCGCGTCGGACACGCCGGCACCCGGCAGGAGCTGGTCTACTCGGTCGGCGATATTCACCAATCAGGCCTCATGGTCCGGGAGCCGCTACCGTCTCGGCGTGCAATCAGGGTGGCTCGCTTGTTGTACAGGGACTCGATGTGCTTGCGGAGAGACGCGAGCGACAGCTTGTCCGCGCTCACCCGCGTTTGCCCGGTGTCGGTGCTATAGCGCTGCACCGTCCCGGCCAAAATCTCGGCCTCAGTGGCTTCGGCCTTTTCAATCGAAGCCTCAGTAGCAGCAATGCGGTCGTCTAGCCATCCCATATCGTCAGCCTATATCACACGGGGGCGGAGGTCTAGCAGATCAGGACGGGGTGAAGAAGAGCGCCTCGCTCTCCGACAACCGCCAGAAGGCCGTGGGATCCGCGTACTCGATGCCGAGCTGCTGCTGGCATACGTCGAGCATCAGCATCTCCAGAGCCGCGTTGCTATAGATCAGCAAGTCCCACAGCTCGTTTCGGCGCCGGTCCTTCTCCCACTTGTAGCCGGTGACGTTCTTGTTCTTGTCCTGGATCTCGTGCTTCGACTCCGCGGTCAGCTCTTCGAGCATCTTCTTCGGCACGTCGTGCGGCGCGTTGAAGTGACCGAATGGCTGCTCCTCGGTCTTGTCCCACTGACGGCGCAGGCGGGAACTCCAACGGTCCTTGTAGATATCCACGGTGATATTCATGGCCCGGGTGCCGAGCTTCGTGGAGTAGAACGAAAACTCCTTGAGGTTCGCGCTCTTCGGAGGGTTGTCGCGGCCCTGGATGGGAAACACGCTGTCCACATACTGCGCGCAGAAGCTATACACCCGATCCGTCTGGTAGCTGGAGTCGATCAGGGTGATCGCGATCCGGTACTCCCGGCCGTCGTCTGCCTTGTACCGCTTCTCCTCCACCAGATCCGACATCTGCTGCCAGCATGGGTCGGTCTCGTCGCTGGTGTCACCCTCGATGTGCCAATAGTCGATGAGGAACACCCGCTGGCCGGGCGCCCATCCCCACGTCGCCACAGCCAGGTAGTCGCCCTGAACGTCCACGGTACACAGCACAACCACGATCCTCCCGCCGGTGGCAGCCTCGGCGTACTCGTTCGGGATCTCTCCGAGCGCGTACTCGGCGCGTTTGTGCGTGGACACCTGGCTCATCCTGATCCGGTCGCCTTCCATAACCCACGTCTGTCCCAAGACCGAGTTGTAGAACACCTGCAGGAGCCCCACGTCCTTTGCCCGGCCGTTCTTTTCGTCCCATGCGTCGAGCCACTGCTGCACCTGCGTGGCCCACGTCTTGAAGCCGACAGGGGAATACAGGCCCGATATGTGGTAGCTTCTGACCGATTCCGAGACCGGATCCGCGGTCGGCTCCCAGTAGGCGTTGTCCTTGGCGAACAGCCGGGTCTTCTGCTCGTTGGTGTGCATGTGCCCGCAGTTGACGCAGCGGTAGCGGACGCTGTCCTCGACCAGCATCCCGTTCTCGGTTTCCCACGTGATCCCCCGGCGCTCCCCGGTATCCTTGTCGACGTGCTTCCATGTCAGCACCTGCGGGTAGCCGCAGGACAGGCACCGGACGTAGTAGTAGCGCTGGTCGCCGCGCAGGAACCGGCTCTTGATCTTCGATGTTCCATCGATCAGCGGTGTGCTGATGTCGAGGATCTTGCGGATGTCTTCGTAGCTGGATGTGCGGTCGTAGGTGAGCTGCATGGGATCGCCATCCTTGCCCACCACGTCGGGCCACGCCTCCACCTCGTCACGGAGCATGATCTGGATGGGGATCGACCGCAGCTTGTTGGCGTTCTGCGCGCCGAACGGGATTAGGAAGCCGCCGCCGCGCCATTCGATCTTCTTGTCCGTGGCGCCGGTCTTGCGCGGGTTGTTGGGGTCGGCTGACTGGATCTTCTCGTACAAGCCGGACGCCTGCACCATCGGCATGATCGAGGTTTCCATCCGGATCTGCGCCAGCTCGGCGTCCGCGGTGACCATCATCATCGACGCGGTGCCGACGTGATCCATCCAGTATCCGATGGTGTTTTCGAGTATACCGACCGTCATGCCCAACTGGACGCCCTTCATCACGGCCACGTCGCGCACCGGCGCAGACTCGGACATACACCAGGCGATCTCCTCAAGGTACGGCGCTACCTTCCACCGGTACGGCCCGGGGTAGCGGTTGGGCTCCGGCAGGTAACGCACGTCCTCGGCCCACTGCGGGACCGACTTGTCCACGTACTGGTCGGGGACGCTATCGAAGCGCTCCGCCAGCCACTCGCCGCCTAGGCTCGCAAGGTCCTCACTGGACATCGCGCAGTGCCCTCGTCGCCTTGGCCTTCATGCTCTTGATGTGGCTCTCCATCACGTCCCGGACCTCGGACTGGATCGTTTCCACCGGGTTGCCGGCCTTGGCCGACGCCTGGGTCTGCGCGGCTATCGTCTTCGCGGCATCGTTCAGCAGGCGCGTCATGGCCTCGTCAATAGCGCCCATGATGTTCTTGTCCACCAGATCCCGGGATATGAGCTTGCCCTCATAGGCCATGTTCTTCAGGCGCTTGTCCCGGACCTCCTCGATCAGCTTCAAGCTGGCAAGCCAGTCTTTGAACATAGCTTCCGATCCCCACCGCTCGATCACCTCGCGCACGGTGAGATCCGCAAATGGCTCTATGCGATCCGGTACGGCATGACCCCCGGCAGGGGCGGCTTGCTCCTGAGGGTCTGGAGTAGGCGCGGGCGCGGCCTCGATCTCGTTGCGCCGCTTCGCGTACCCGCCGCGCTGGTTCCTCGGGGTCTCGCTTCCCTTCTTGGGCTTCTTCGGTGCGGGGTCCGGCTCTGGGGTAGGCTCCGGCGCTGGCTCCGGCTCCGGCTCGGCCACGCCATGCTTCGCCAGGTACTTCTTGGCCGCCGGGTGGTCCGCGTCGATCTTGCCGTTGTCCATGACCGCGGGCGCCAGCAGGCTGCCTGGCTTGCAGGCGTACTGGATGCCGGCCCGGGAAACGCCGGTGAGGCGGGCAAACTCGCTCTTGTTCCTCGGCTGTGCCATGCCCGGAATCTTAGCACCTACGCGCCGGTCTTGGCACTACCGCTTAACAGGCTCATAAGTCACTGATTTTCCGAGAGGGTCGAACGGCG